TCTGCCGCATCGGTTGTGGCAATGGCAGGCGATGAAACTTTGATTGCACCGACTGCCCTAATGATGATTCACGACCCTTCCACATCAGCAATGGGCAATAAAGCAGATATGGAAAAAGCAATTGAACTTCTGGAAGAAGTCAAGGAGTCTATCATCAACGCATATGAAACCAAATCCCATCTCAGCCGAAATAAGATTGCAAAACTGATGTCCGACGAAACATGGCTCAATGCGAAAAAGGCGCATGAGATGGGATTTGTTGACGGGATTCTCTTTGCCGAAAATAAGAAACCTTTCCCTCCCGAAGAGGGGGAAGAAGAGCCTGACGAGGATGAGAAAAAGGAAGATACATTGACCGCTATGACTTATTCAAAATCAAAGAATCTATCTGCGTTCTTATCAAAGGTATCTGCATCGGCAGAACCTGTCAAAGGCACACCCATTGACCAGCTTGAAAAAAGACTGGCATTACTGAAATACTAACAGGAGGATTTTAACTATGGCTATGACGATTCAGGAACTGAGAGAAAAGAGAGCGAAAGCTTGGGATACAGCACGTGATTTTCTTGATAGCAAGCGAAATGCAAACGGCGTGCTCAGCGAGGAAGATTCCAAAACATATGATGCAATGGAAAAGACCATTGTTGACCTTGGCAAGGAAATTCAGCGTCTGGAACGACAGGCTGAAATTGAAGCTGAAATGAACAAAGCAACTTCCACTCCTGTTCTCGGCAAGCCTGCCACACCAGACGTAATGGAAAAGACAGGTACAGCAAGCGACACTTACAAGAAGGCATTCTGGAACAGCGTCAGAAATCGTAACTGGATCGATGTCCATGACGATTTGCACATTGGCACAGACGCAGAGGGCGGTTATCTTGTGCCGGATGAGTTTGAACGAAAACTGGTGGAAGCATTGGAGGAAGAGAGCATTTTCCGCCAGATGGCAACGGTCATCAAAACTTCCAACGGCGACCGCAAGATTCCGATTGTGACTTCCAAGGGCGAGGCTGTCTGGATGGACGAAGAACAGCAGTATTCTCTCTCTGATGATACGTTCGGACAGGCATCGCTTTCCGCATATAAGCTGGGAACAGCAATCAAAATTTCCGAAGAACTTCTCAATGATTCTGTATTTGACCTGCCATCTTACATTGCAAAGGAGTTTGCACGCCGTATTGGTGCAAAAGAAGAAGAGGCTTTCTTCGTTGGTGACGGCAAGGGAAAACCGACCGGCATTTTCAATGCTACAGGCGGTGCGGAAGACGGCACTTCCACCACAGGTGCAAGCATCACGTTTGATGATGTGATGGAACTCTTCTACTCCCTCAGAAGTCCGTACCGCAAGAAGGCGGTATGGGTACTCAACGATTCCACGGTGAAGGCACTTCGAAAGTTGAAGGACAACACAGGAAACTACATCTGGAGTCCGTCTGTGCAGGCTGGTGTTCCTGATACAATCCTCAATCGCCCTTACAAAACATCGAGTTATGTGCCGGAAATCAAGGCTGGCAACAAGTGCATGGCATTCGGCGACTTTAGTTATTACTGGGTAGCTGACAGACAGGGACGCTCTTTCAAGAGACTGAATGAACTCTTTGCCATGACCGGACAGGTTGGTTTCCTTGCAAGTCAGCGTTTGGACGGCAAGCTGATTCTCCCGGAAGCGATCAAGACACTCACTATCAAGAAAGCGTGATGCTATGATTACGCTGAAAGAGGCGAAAAATTATCTGCGAGTGGATTATGAGGAGGATGATAGTCTGATTCAGAATCTGCTTTCTACAGCGAAAAATCTTGTAATGGACGTTGGCAGAATGGACGAATCAGCACTTGCTGAAAATGAAGATATCGTGCGGACTGCGATGCTTTTCGCACTTGGGTATCTTTATGAAAATCGAAGCAATCCTGATTATCAAAAGCTAACGTTGAATCTCAGGTCGATTTTATTTGCACAGAGAGAGGATGTGATTTGATGGAAATTGGAACTCTGAACCAGCGAATCACCTTTCTGGAGAATCGTGTGGTTACCGATGAAATCGGCAATCACACTGCTGTGTGGGATGAAGCTTTTTCCTGCTGGGCAAGAGTGACTTTGAAATATTCTGTGGAGCATACGGATGCTGGTGTGACCAAAGAGACACAAACGCTGGAATTTCTCATTCGGCAAAGTCGAAACTGGCTGCCGTCTGTAACAGGCAACCGAATCTTGTTTCGGGATGTCATATACAACATCAACAGTGTTACACCGGATTATCTGCACAGGGATTATCTGAAACTTGCTGCAGAAGCCAGAAAGGCAGGACAAAATGACCAGTATTGACAATCTTGCAGAAGAAATCATGCAGGGCTTGCAGGAGTATGCAGACCTTGCAGATACCGCCATGAAAAAGGCTGTCCGGAAATCTGCCACACAAGTGAAAAACGAAATCTCCGCCAATGCTCCGAGGGACACTGGAAAATATGCAAAAAGTTGGGCAACGAAAAAGACTGGCGAAAACAGTCACTCTTTGAAGATGACAGTACATTCTAAAAACAGATATCAACTGGCACACCTTTTGGAAAAGGGACATGCCAAGCGTGGCGGTGGTCGGATATCCGGCAAACCGCATATTGCTCCTGCGGAAGAAAACGGTGTGCAGTTGCTGGAGCATTTGATTGAGGGGGCTTTGTCATGACCTACGAACAAGTCGCAGAAATGATGGAAGAAATGGGACTGCCTTTCGCCTACCATCATTTTGCCGAGGGCGAAAGCCCTGCACCGCCTTTTCTGCTGTTTTTATCTCCCGGCGAGAATACATTTTCTGCGGATAATTTGGCATATTTCAGTTGCAAACAACTGGACATTGAATTGTACACAGACAAAAAGCAGCCGGAATTGGAAGAACAGGTGGAGACAGTGCTTTCTCAGCACGAGATTTATTATACAAAAACAGAAACATTCATTGATTCGGAAGAATTGTATGAAGTGCTCTATGAGATGGAGGTTTAAGTCCTATGGCAAACAAAAAGAATAAGGTCAAATTCGGTTTGACCAATGTACATTACGCTAAAATCAAGGACTGGGTAACCGATGCCAGCGGAGCCAATTTGACACCGGTCTATGTGGATCCGGTGCGTCTGCCGGGTGCGGTTTCCATTTCCATTGATGCAAACGGCGAAAACGAAAATTTTTATGCCGACGACATCGTATACTACGTAATTTCCAACAATTCTGGCTATGAAGGTGATTTGGAAATCGCCCTGATTCCTACAGATTTCTCTACAGATATTCTGGGAGAAATCCTGGACAGCAACGGCGTTTTGGTGGAACGGAATGATGATGAAGTATCACAGTTTGCGTTGCTGTTTGAATTCACCGGAGATAAGCGGAAGATTCGCCATGTTCTCTATTGCTGTTCCGCCTCCCGTCCGGCAACAGAGGGACAGACTACCGAGGACAGCAAGGAAGTAAAAACAGAAACCATCTCCATCAAGGCTTCAGCACTGCCCAACGGTCTGGTAAAGGCAAAGACCTGTGAATCCACAGATGCTTCTACTTATGATGGCTGGTACAAGAACGTATACACACCGGCAGTCGGAACGGCTTCCAAGACCACTGTGAAAGCGTAAGGAGGGTGCAGTATGGCAATTCAGAAGAACATCACCATTGATGGTATTGATGTGCCGTTTAAGGCAAGTGCAGCAGTCCCCAGACTGTATCGCTTGAAATTTCGCAGAGATATTTATCAAGACTTTGCGGCACTGCAAAAGTCTGTGGGAGAAAATACAGAGAAATCTTCCGCACTGGACATTGAAAGCCTTGAGGTATTTGAAAACATCGCCTATATCATGGCAAAACACGCCGATGCAGCCATTCCGGCATCGTCGGACGAATGGCTGGAGCAGTTTAACACGTTCAGTATTTATGAGATTTTGCCGCAACTGATCAATCTTTGGGGTTTGAACGTAGAAACACAGGTTCAGTCTAAAAAAAACATCGCCCGATTGACCGACCGATGACCACACCGCTGTTTTTGTTGCGG